TCTACTATTGACGATACAGACACGGCAGCAGTAAACCCTCTGATTGGTACTGCTCTAGCTAAGGTATCAACTGGTGCTGCTGTAGCCTCTGGTGGTTTATGGGACATGGATAATGCCGCTTATAGTGGTGCGGGTTTAACAGGGAATCTAACCCCAAGTAAACCTATCTTTATCGCTGCGGTTCTTGATAAAGATAATCACACTGCAACATACATCAATGCTTTACTATCTATTGGTGGTGGACAAGGTGTAAGCTTCCAAGTTAATGCCAACGTAGCTAGTGATATCCGAGCAATCTTAGCTGCAAGTAATGGTACAGCAAGTACAGTATTTCCTACAACAACAGCAGGTGCTCATGTTTACTGGTTGTATAGTGACGGTGTAAATACAGTTCAATGCGGTGTTGACCAAACAAATGGCACAACTGCAACCAACTTGAATTTATCTGCATCAGGTACAATGGGTAATACTGTTGTAATTGGTTCTAACGCAACTACACCAAGATCCCTGATGAAGCATGGTTCCATGACTGTTTTGAATAGAGCAGGACTTACCTTAGCTCATGGAATTGCTTAATCAGTAATACCTGCTTATAAATTGACAATTAACCAAACAGGTGATATAATTAATTTTATATCGCTTGTTTTAAGGAGATAATATGGATACTAAAGTTCCAATCCTAAAGTCAACTGATCCTAAACTCAAACAAGCTCTATTTGTAGTAATGCAACCTAATGTAGTAGATGCTCACGGTGATATTACTTCAGAAGAAGAAGTTAGAAAAGCTTGCCACAGTTATAACCTAACCTGCAATAGAACTAACTTATTTCATCTAGCTCAGACAGAAACATTCTCTACAGTTGAATCCTATATTACACCAATTGATTTACAAATTGGAGATAGATTTGTAACCAAGGGTTCTTGGTTGGTTAACCTTCAGATTTACGATGAAGACCTCTTGTTAGCTATTGAATCAGGTGAAGTTAACGGTGTGAGCATTGGTGCAATGGCTGATGTTGAAAAGATTACAGAATAAGGAAATAACTAATGAAAGAAACTCACTCCACGGGAGGTTTGTTTTGACAGATGCAATCAAACCAAAACGCAAGCTAAAGAACATTGACTTCTCTGGTGACACTGCTCACATTGCTTTAGTAAGTAAAAGCCAAGGTGGCCCAGCTAATTTAGCTCCAAATGCCCTTATCTTAAAATCAGGTGAAGGTTCTTCGGAGTTTATTCAGAAGATGCAAAAAGTTAAAGTAACAATGGAGATTCCAGAGTTCCTTCAAACCTTCTTCTGCTTGTACGAAGACGATGCTGAAATCCTTGCAGCTATGCTAGGTTATATCGAAGGTTCAGAAGAAGATGACGCTGGTACTTATTCCAAGCAATCTTTCTGGTCTTGGTACAGAGAAAAGAACCCTGGTGAATCAGTTTGGGATTTAACCCCCGAACAAGAAGATGCAGCTTACCAAGAATTCATTGCTGCTCAACTTTCCGGTATTGAAATTATCAAATCCCTAAAAGGTACTGATAGTCAAGTAAAAGCTCTAACACAGCTTGATGAAGATTCTTATCTTTCTTTTGCTCTCATGCAAGAAAAGGTAGAAAAGGCTCTGAAGAATAAAGATTCTGCTGTAGCTAAGTTCAATGAAGAAAAAAAGGTAGTCCTAAAGGCTGCTAAGACAATTAAAACCAAAGAGGTAAATATGCCAGAAGATATCCAAAATCAGGATCTGCAAACTTCTTTCGTAGCACTGCAAAAGTCATTTGAAAGTACTCAGACTTCCTATGTAGAACTACAAAAGTCCTTTGAAGACCAAAAGGTTGAACTTCAGAAAGCTCAAGAGATTGTAGCAGAACTGAAGAAGGAAAAACAAGAGCAAGTTGAAAAAGCTCGCTTTGAAGTAATGAAGGCTGCTGTTAAGGATGAAGCCAAGGCTGTTGTTCTTTTCAAGGCTGTTAAGGATTCTTCTGATGAAGATTTCCAAGCTGTTGTTAAGTCTCTAACCGAGATCAGCAAGGCTGTAGAGCAAGGTGGCTTGTTCAAAGAAAATGGTGCATCTGGTGAAGGTGCCTCGCAAGACCAAGAATCAAGCGTAGCTAAGATTCTCAAGGCCAAGCAAGTTAAGTAATCAAATAACAATAGAAATCGGAGAATACAAATGAGTATCGTCGCAACTGAAACCTTCCGCTTTAGCCACCTTGTAAAAGCTGAACTGTGGCCTGAAAAGGGTTACTGCCGTACTGTAGCTGTAGCCAACGAAGCTGCTGCTAAGACCTACGCCGTAGGTACTGTTCTAGGTAAGGTAACTGCTTCAGGTAAGTACAAAATCTGCGTACAGAACGCCGCCGATGGTTCGCAAACCCCTGCTGCTTTGGTTCTAGCTGACTACTCTGTAGCTGCTACAACTGATACCAAGGTTCTAACTTTGACCCGTGGTCCTTCTGGTATTTCTAAGGCTGCTCTAGTTCTAGATGCTTCCTTTGGTACTCAACCTCAGAAAGATGCTGCTTACGCTTCTATTGAAGCCCTAGGTATCATGGTTCTGGAAGCTGTCTAATTCTTAACAGAATAGATACAAATAACAACAACAATTAAGAATTGGAAATATAAATGCAAGTTCGTTCATTTGCTAATGGCTACGAGATTAATGATTGGACTCAGGAACTTTCCCTAGTCCCTAACACCTGGGGTCTGGTTAATTCGCTGGGTCTGTTCCAAGGTGAAGGTATCACTACCTCTACCGTACTGCTAGAAAGCCGTGAAGGTACTCTGGGTCTGTTGCAAGACAGCATCCGTGGTGCTCGTACCCAAGTCAACAAGGATGAAATCGCTAAGATTCGTTCATTCGCTGTTCCTTACTTCACCGATGATGACTACCTGACTCCTATGGATCTTCAAGGTAAGCGCATGTACGGTACTGCTGCTGATGTAGATAATGAATCCGCTGCAATCGCTAAGAAGATTGAGCGCATTCGTCGCAACCACGCTATCACCGAAGAGTTTGCTCGTTGCCAAGCTATTACTGCTGGTACTGTCTACGCTCCTAACGGTACTGTCTCTATTGACTTCTACGCTGAATTCGGTGTTACTCGCAAGGTAGTTGGTTTCGATCTGAATACTGCAACCTCTGAAGTAGTTGCCAAGTCCGAGCAAGTTATTGCTCACATTCAGGATAACGTACTTTCAGGTAGTACCGTTAACGAAATCATCGTTCTGTGCAGTCCTGAATTCTTCTCTGCTCTGATTGCTCACGCATCGGTTAAGGAAGCTTACAAGTACTACCAGAATGGCAACCAAGAGCCTCTGCGTCAGCGCCTAGGCACTGGTCTGTATCGTACCTTTGTTCACGCAGGTCTAACCTTCGTTGAATACCGTGGTTCGTACAATGGTACTAAGCTGATCCCAGCTAACGAAGCTTTCGCTGTACCTGTTGGTGTAATGGATATGTTCAAGACCTTCTATAGCCCTGCTAATAAGTTTGGTTTCGAGAACACCATTGGTGTAGATGGTTATGTGTTCACTTACCGTGATCCTAAGGGTGAAAAGATTGAAATCGAGACTGAAATCGCTTTCATGAACCTGATCAACCGTCCTCAAGCTGTTGTGCGTTGCACTATCGCGGCTTAATTCTTAATCCGCTCAGTTCGTCGTAGCCTGTAAAACAGGCTTCTCTTCACCATTGCTTTGAAGAGAACGACAGAACCCTTCCTCTACTTCGGTAGAGGATTTTACTAAAGAGTATCTTACTTAGGTATTCTTTGTTAAAACGAAAGGATAACAAATGCCTTATTCAAATAATCCCGGAACTGTACCCAGGGACAAGGTTTATATCGAGTTAGGTTTAACAGATCCTACTCAGAGTTTACTAACAGATGAAGAAGTTGATTACTATCTTGAACGTACTTCGGATGATACTGTAAATGCTTCTGTAGCTGCTGCAAGAATGATTCTATTTAAGCTTGCTCAGATGACTAGATTCAGAAACGATACTCTAGAAGTATTTGCTTCTGATCAAATGAAGCAATGGCAACAAGCCCTTGAAATGTACATCGCAGCTAATGATCCTGAAAGTTCAAAGAGAAGTCTAGCTACAGCCTTTACAAAAGCAAATGGTTATGC